CATCAGCAGGACATGTTAATACAGTCGTGATATTAGTAGTTGTTAAATCGTATGTATCGCTTTTGTATCTAATTGTCATGATATAAACCAACTAAAAGTATCTTGTTCATTTTTAAGTTCTTGTTGATAAGATGTATTTAGTTTATCTTTCATAGTCTGTAAAGACTGAGAAATCTGTCTTTGATTTTCTTCAGTATAAACTGGTGTAGGTTCAGGTATAATTATATCTACTCTAGCCATTATCTATATTGACCACCTCCGCCATAGCTTTCTCTACCTCCAGCATTTAAATCTCCCCCTTTACCACTTCGATCGCCACTTCTAGAATAGTCAGTTCTATATTTATCTTGTGGTGTAGGAGTTACACTTCCAAACTCACCTTTATCTATTCTCTCTTGTAATTCTTTTGTTTCTACTTTTTGTGCTGCTTTCTCAGCTCTTTTTGCTTCAAGGTAATCTGCTATTGTTGCTGATCTACCAAATGTGGTATTTTGAAAACCTGATAAACCTTGTCCAACCAAGGCTATACCTGCTAATGGAGAAAATGGAGTTAATCCTGCAGTAAGCGGATTTCCTAAAATACTTTTACTAGCTATAACTTTACCTAACCCTGTAAGACCAACTTTTTTTGCTGCATAATTAAATGCAGCCTCTTTAGCTATGTTTCCTAAAACTTCTTTAGCGGAAGGTGTTTGTGAAACAAAATCAACTTGCCCTACTTGTGGTTGTTGCATTTCTATAGGTTGATTTAATCCATATGAATCATATACAGGGCCTATACCTACATCCATATTTTCCTGATAAGGTCCTATAAAATCTTCTAATCTCATTATCCTCTCATTCCATCAGGTTGCACATCTGCTCTAAACGTGCCATATCTCCAATTTTGATCTGTAGATGTGTTTTCAATTTTCAAACTAGCAAATCTAGATCTTGCACGTGTGTCTACCTTATCAGTAGAACTGTTTATTGTAAATGGTCCTAAAGGTGATGATGTGCTGCTTTCTTGAGGATAATCTTTTAATCTTATAGTCACCTGTGCATCACCTTGAATCTGTTTAAAATCAGGAACAAATCTTCTTATACTCATAAACATTTGACCATCTCCTCCAACAGTTAAATCAAAATCTCCAGATTGAATAAAAGCAGGTATTGCAGTTTTAACTCCAGCAGAATCTACTTGATTAATTCCTGTTTCGTGTGCATAGAATATTGTAGCACCGTTTGTGTTTGTAACTCCTTGAATTGTAGGAAATGTAGGTGTGTCACTGGATTGAAAATCTGTTGCATAGGGCACATCATATAAAGATGCGTCTATCCATGTTGTTCTCGCTAATGATCCGGTTGTCCATGTTCGGTTTTGATAGTTGTAAGTTACACATCTATCTACTTGTGTGCTACCAGATTTTGCATAAAACCAAGTAATTT